GCTATAGGGTTAGATGCAACTAAATTTGATATGCATGTTAGTGAGGGAATGCTCGAGTGGGAACACTCCATATACAACGCCCTATATAATTGGGATTCGGAGTTAGTTAAGCTGTTGTCATGGCAACGTGTAAACAGCGGGACTGGTTTTTGTGGAGATGGGAAGCTCAAGTATCGAGTACGTGGTCGTAGATTTAGCGGTGATATGAATACAGCCTTAGGGAATTGTATTATTATGTGCGCTATGGTGTACACCTATGCTCGGGAAAGAGGTGTAACCATCTCACTGGCAAATAATGGTGATGACTGTATGGTTTTTATGGAACAAGGTGATTTGAGTAGATTTATGTTAAACTTTAATGAGTGGTTTTTAACAATGGGATTTAGGATGACTGTCGAGGACCCCTGCTATTCGTTGGAAAATATCGAGTTTTGCCAAATGCACCCAATTAATTTGGGTAGTCATTGGGTTATGGTTCGAAATTTTGAGACGGCGCGGGAAAAAGATAGTCTCTCAATCATACCAATAGACACTGAGGGTGCCTATAGGAAGTGGTTGGGTGCCGTTGGAGAGTGCGGATTAGCATTGGCGAGTGGAGTGCCTGTGGTCCAGTCCATCTATGAAGCATACTGCAGATATGGCGAGAAGAGCCAGATGTCTGCGAGTGTTGCATTTCAGGGAGGGTTTCTGTGGCTTAGCGCTCGACTTGATAGTCGGTCCTCAGTGATTAGTGAAGAGGCTAGATACAGTTTTTTCTTGGCTTTTGGTATTACTCCTGACGAACAGGTTTCGTTGGAGAAGTACTATGCTGGATTAGACTTGTCGTTTGGCCCCACAATCTCAGAGGATTTGGACGAGATGCATTCTGCTCCTTTCTAGCAGGTTTGATAATTTCTTTGTTGTTTATTAATTTCCATTGAAGTTATCTGTCCATGAGTAAAGTTAGTCCAAGTCAAGTGAAACAATTGTTAAATGAAATTAGGCAGGCTGCTGGTCGAGTTCCTGCCACAAATAATCGCGCTCGTCGTAGACGTCGTGC